TCAATTGTATCTGCACTAGTCCAGTACGCGCCCTCTTTCCGTTCGTAAGGTGTATCAAAAGGTCCTGCGCTTGCTTTCTCGATGTGCCATACTAATCCGTTCTTAGACTTCCATCCGAACAGATCGTCAAGGTCTCCACTAAGACTTCCTCTAAATTGGTAGTGCTTGTATCCGTTCTTCCCAGTTTCCTTAGCCCATATCCAATCTTTGATATCGAATACATCTAGCATCATCTCCAACATTTTTTTGTTGTAGGTGTCTCTTGGTGTGGTTATCATAAAATGGGTTACCATTTTATACTCCTAAGGCATAACTTCGTCTGCCGAGTTGCGCAATTCGTGTTACTGTTGCTCTCCCGAATGTCAACTTAATTACGCCTTGCGTACAGGTAAAATGTAGGTGTTTAAGAATGTATGGAAGAAGGTACAGAAGGTACAGGTCCTACAGGCGTAGGCCGTCTTACAGGCGCAGGTGGTACTGATGCCACTCCCCCTGTTGGCTGCGGGTTTGATTGCTGGTGGTTCAGCATTGTCGGGGGTGTATTCAGTTGGTAAAGCAGTCGAAAACAGAAGATATTGGTCCGAATATTACAAAAATACTCATCGTAGCCCTCGCTATCGCTGGCGGTCTGGATATTATGACTATATTCCAGCATCTGGTAATGCCTTGAGGTCTGCTGGGTTCTCTTACGGATATCTTAAGAAGATATGATATTATGACTACGCAACGTGCGATTTTTAGTTATGAGGAAGTCATAGATCTCCACACCGAGGCTGATACTGTTTCGGTTATTGGAATCCATACTCCTACGGGAGATACTGCCAGGAAACTTTGTCCTGGGTTCTTCCAGCAGTTTAAGAAGTACAAGTACCTTGGGTGTTCCGTCGCTCTGGTTCCTGCCGCTACTCTTCCGGCAGACCCGCTTTCCGTTTCTTATGAGGCTGGAGAGCCTACTATCGACCCCAGGGATATGCTCAACCCCATCATGTTCCATGGATGCCACGGGAATGACATCGGTAACATTCTGAATAGGCTCTATTCGTCCGGTCTTGCGGACAGTTCTGATCTTACCCAGATTCTGCACTCCGACTCTACCGACTTCATGTCCATGTACAACGGTATGGATGACGGCACCCCTGTTCTTCAGATCCTCGAGAGCCTTTACTACCGTGCCCTCACGGATAAGACTTGGAAGAAAGCCAATATTCAGCGTGGATTTAGGAAGTCCGGACTGCGCCCCAGGATTTACTCTCTCGCCACCAACATGCAGTTGATGGGTCAGACCTCTCTTGGTACCCAGCGCGCTCCTGGTGTTATCGAGGGTACTGTGGACCTTACCGACCCGTTCAATCCTAACATGGACCTCGAGGATCCTGTGGTTAATCCTGTTAGGTATTTCACGCCTAGGACCGTTCCTCTTGGATGGCTCGATACTAGGCAGGTCGTTCCCTATGTCGCTGAGGGTACTGTCGAGGATGTTACTTTCGACGAGCTGAATAATACTATTACCGACCTCGTTAAAGGTAAGACCGTCTGGAATGAGCTTCCTCTCATTTACATGGGCATCATCCTTATGCCCCCTGCTTACAAGACTGAGCAGTATTTCCGTATGGTTATCAACCATCACTTCGCGTTCGCTGGTTTCCGTGGTATTTCCATGTCTAACGATATGATCGAGATGCCCCCTAACTATGAGGACTGGAATGAGGTTATATCCTCTCACGAAGGTGGGGATGACCCTCCGGAGCCCGAACCCGTAGATCCTTACTACACGATTTCCGCTGACGGACGTAGTATCAGTTACTTTACGGACAATTCGGGCACTCCCAAGGCGAGCATTACGCTCACTTATAGCGGTTCTAGATCTATGGCTATTATGGCTGCCGATTCCACTAGGGTTTCCCAGAATACTGGATTGGTTCTCGATGCTCCCTATATCGGTATCTATGGTGGCTCTAGGTATGACAACTGGTATCGCAAGGACCCTGAATCTACCGCTTTGGTTTTCCATACCGAGGGAACAACTAGTTTCACGGCTCTCGTCGATATCGATGCCTTTACCTCTAGTCTCCGCACGTGGGATATCACGCTCACTTCCTATACCGGTACGTGGTCGGATATTCTCGCTATGTTCGAGTGTACCAATGGTGGTGAGTGAATGAATAACGATACTGGAACGATTCGCATCCTCAACGGAAACGCTAAGCGTGTTTCGGTCGGCTCTCGCTGACTTGGTTCCTATCCCTGGGCTCCGCCCTTGAAACTTCTTAATCGCAGACACTCCCCCCCTAAAGGGGGGGAGCCGTCCGCTAGTGTTACGAATAGGACGGCTCCCGCGCGCCCTCGCTGTCTATGTCGCATACGTCTAAACCGTATTCTATGCGCATTACTCTGCAAGCCATTTTGTACTTGCACATTTTGCATTGTGGTCCTGCATCTCTGTCGTCGTTGTCTATCAGCCATCTAACGATCTGTGCGTTTTCAAATAGTCCCGATTCCATGTAATCTCCACCTGTCGTGTGATAGTTTTTTCTTGTCTAACGGTGTGTTTGTGAAAATGCATATTTTTGTACCGCGTATGTTCCGAGTTTTACCGGAATACCGATGGTCGAATACTAGACCGTCTTTGAGTTCCTCGATAGTCTCGTAGATCCTCGGGTCTATCTTTTGGGCGCGCGGAATGTCGATAATTATTATCGGTTCTTGTTGCCATGCCGAGCATACGAACGCGCTTAGTTTTTCAGGCGTACTTGCAGAACGTGGTACGACCAACGCTCTTCCCGTTTCCCATAGGTGGATTGCCAACCAGGTCTTTCCATGATTGCCATTAGGGTCTAGCCAGACGTCGATTTCGCGGTCAGATTGAGATTCCAACCGCTTAATAACTTGTTTCTGCCACGTATTTGGAGTTCCGAATCTGCATTTGCGTATGTCAATTGTATCTGCACTAGTCCAGTACGCGCCCTCTTTCCGTTCGTAAGGTGTATCAAAAGGTCCTGCGCTTGCTTTCTCGATGTGCCATACTAATCCGTTCTTAGACTTCCATCCGAACAGATCGT